ATGGGTGACAAACTTTTGTCGGTTAAGCTACAGAAGGATATTCTCAGGGCATTGTCAATTTTTCATCCCCGCCCAATGACAGCAAAACAATATTTGAGCTGCTTTGACGATGTTAATGAGTTCGTAATGTTGATCAACATAAGCGAACTCATCCGGAGAGACCTGATTCATCCCGAAGCCATTCGCTATTGTGACGATGAGCCATTCCTGTGTGTGGGCCGTCTGAGATTACAAGCTAAAGGACTTGAGGTGGCAACAAGAGAATACCATCACGGAGCCGTAAAACAATTGCAGTCAGATTTATCAAGAAACTCACAACCTCATTAAACAAATGGTAAATGGCCAATCACTTTTTTCATATACAATCCTTTATATGAAAATACAGCAATTAAATGAAATGCCGGGCTTTATCCCTGCCCGGCTAGGGATTTTAGTGGTACAGTTTTTTCGCCTCTTTTCTTCGCAGGAGCGGGGGCGAAAAATTACCACCTCAGGAGTAAACCATGAACGATAAAGACGAAACTGAAGAGTCCGGATTATGGACTGCTACCATGATCCCTTCATTCGATGGAGCTGTGCCGTGCCACGCGCTGCATAAACCAGCCCCACCGGATGACAGGGATAATAACGAACAGGAGTAACACCTAAATGAAAAACCAGCCAACTGAATATGATTATCATTATCGCATCTGGTATTGCTACTGGCTTGAGATAATGACTGAAACTCTTAATCGGCGCACTGAAACTGCCATGAACGCAACAATGCTGATTCTGGGTGCCATTGTTTCGGGGTCTAATCAGTTCAGCTGGCTGCTCGGACTTGTAATAGCAATACTCAGTGGTTGCCGGGTTGCGTGGCAATATGGTAAGAAAGCCGAAGCAGCAAGGCAACAGGCTAAACGCTATGGTAAACTTCTTGACAGCATGCATGAACTTACCCTCACGGAGATTAAAGTAAGACTTGATTTGATTGAGGAGTTCGACAGTATCCCGCTTTGTTCGCTGTTCAATCCTGCCAGAAACAGGGCCTGCATTTCTCTTAATATCCGCCATCGCGAACACCTTTCATCTCATGAAAAATTCATCAGCTTTCTGAGCGGTGGAATCCCTCAGTGATTACAGCTTTTTAGCCTGATGAAGTAAGTTGAATAGATCCGGCATACCTGTATTTTCAGTCAGTATTATCTGTATGGCCGGATATGGTTTCACGGTAAATGTTAAGAGCCGACTGATACTCAGGCTCGATTTCCTGCAGCGCCTGAGTCAGCCTAGTCTGCACTTCAAGCAACTCAAGCAACTCAAGCAACTCAAGCATGCGCACGGCTTCGCTCTTGCTGGCCAAATCGATGCCACTCATAGAGAAGTGATTTCTGTTTATCTGGTCCATGCAATCTTTACGGGCCGAGCACAGAGCATGATAACGCCCAATAATTATTAACTCTTAATTGCTGTATAGCTTCACCTGAAAACCCTCTGAATAACGGAGAAATGCGCCAGATTAACTGGCGCATGATGGCCGGACTTATCGCGTTGATTAAACCGCTTCAGCCGGTTGTCCCGCGTTTACCGCATCCTGACCATCGTCGATGCTGTGTTTATATTGCAGATTATCGACATAAGTCTGCACCTGCTGTTCTACTTCAGCTTTGTCCGCATCAATGACGGCGTCGGCCAGTTTCTCAGCAATGCCCTGAGCCTGGTCGGCAAATGCCGACTGGATCTTATCGAAGTTGTCACCGCAGGCGGTGCGCACGGATGCCTCATCGCTGAGTGACAGATGACTGACGAAATCAGCCGCAGCAGCAGTGGCATCATCTTTAGTCGGGCCGGTATAGATTGCGGCCAGAATGCCATCAACAACCACTTTACTGCGCAGTTGATTGATAGCGGCTTTCTGGATATTGCCGGTGATATTAATTGTGCTCATGGTGTTTTCCTTTTTGGATTTACGGGTAAAGAACGTGCGCAGCCATGCCAGTATTTTCATGGAATCAGCTCGCTAAATTTAGGATGTAATTAATGATTCTGGTTGATTCAGCATTTAGTCTGAATCAGTTATTCTCTTGGACCGCTCTATATATAATTATAATTGAAACTCCGAACCCATTAGCGCCCGTACTGGGGCGCTTTTTTTAACCGTTATTTACGGTTTATCTGGTCAGATAATTGCGCTATATCCCGTCTCATCGCTGACGCTGCTGAGATCCAGCTTACGCAGAGCTTTGGCGTATTAAATCTATTTGGTCAGGCTGTTCTCATCCAGCCCAGAAGATGCACATACTCATTCTGTACGCTGAATGCCTGGCCTGATCCTGCTGCACTGGTCTGCATCAGGGCATAACCACCTTTGGCATCCGTACCAAATCGACCCGTTCCCCACTGTCCTGCACCCTCATCGGGTTTAGTGGAAGCATCACCTGTAGCGCCGCCTGCGTGCCGGTGTGGTGGCAGGTGTGCTTCTGCCAGCGTTACCGTATTACTCCCGCCCACTGCCAGTGGGTCAGTACCCAGCACAATGGCGCGACCGTCATAGCCAGTACCATTAAGATATTGCCAGGTCGTTCCCGGAAAAAGCCCATTCGGGTCGGTTCCGTTGCCCATCAGCATCACATAACCCACAGGAAAGGGGCAGTTGGCCGGACTGTAAACTCGCCGCCCATTCTCGTAAATCTCTCCGTTACCACTGATGGACACTTCACCGCTCTGTTTCGTATTGTCACTGTTTACAATGCGAAAATTGAACCCGCCCGATCCCGAACCTTTATTATTGATAAACGCGGATTCTCCCTGGCCATTGGTTTCATTCCATTCAATCCAGGTGCCTTGCTGATTCAGAGGAGCGCCGTGCCCGTTGGCGAACAAAAACGGAGTGGTAACGCCTTTGCTACCAACAGTGCCACCCTCTGCCGGAAAAGCGTTACAGTCAGCGGCCGTGGGCGGGTTTTTCTCGTAAAACAGCGCGCCCATTGGCGAAGAATCTACTTGGGCAATGAGTTTTTTGCCGTTCCATCCCGCATAAACCTTATTGGTTAACATTCCAGTGCCTCCGCCCTGCTGGACGGCAACCCAGTTACCGACCTTATCAAGCGAAAGGGCTTCTCTGGCTTTGGCTGAGTCGATCAGATCGGACAGGTTTTTATCTTTCTGCAGCGCACCGCTGACGCGGCTGTCGTCTTCTGCCAGAAACAGGGATTTCAGCGCATTTAAAAGCTGGTCATTAGTTGCGTCGGCGGGCTTAATGCCTGCGGCAGTTAATATGCTGATGACTTCTCGCTGCAGGCTGCGGGTTGCACCCTGCGTATCGTTCATATAAACCGGCGTGACGATAGTGGCTAATTGCCCGGTCTGATTATCTCGACCGTGAAACTGGCCGTCGTCGGTATTAATCGGATCAATTAAGGGTTTCATTTATTGCTGCCCTCAGAATATTTAAACAGGCACTCGGTATGCGCCGGTTTTAAACGTTTAAATAAGGTTTCAAGGTCGGGATCGCCTGTTTCTTCCAGACGGTCGCCGACAACGGATTCACCCACGCGGAAATACCACACGCGCTCAGGTGCACCGTTCACGTTCACTATCCAGCGCCACTTTGGATCGTCTGGTTCATCAATCGTTATGTCATAGCCCAGCGCTTTTGCCAGGTTAATAAAGTACTGGCGGCTCAGTCCCCCGGCCTCAGCCAGCGCGGCCATGACTCTGGCGCGGCGTTGCTGCAGGGTGTCGCTGTCGTTCACGGTCAGCGCGTAAACCCGCTCCCAGTCCGGCAGCGTGAGCGTGGCCAGATTGGGATCGGTGGAGCTGACCAGCCCGGATATCAGCGCATCCACTGTAGCGAGTAGTTTTGCCTCGGCGCTGAGTTCGGCGCTCAGCTGCTCACCCGAGGCATCGTAGGTCACCGGCGGTAACAGTTGCGCCAGCAGACTGTAATAATCGTCTCTGGTCACGCGCGCTATTCCTGCAGCTGAGTGAAGGTAAACGTGCCCGGCCTTACCCACTCGACGGTGTTTTCGTCCACGGTCGGCGTGACGTTGGCGGTGGGTTTTGCCAGCTCGTAATCCAGCACGCCATCGACGTCTGAAATCAGCGCACCCATCTGGCTGCGTATCGCCTCCTGACCGGGGATGAGCGCGTTAAACCACGTATTGAGGCTGGTTGTGATTGCGCCCTGTACCGCATCAAAGGTGACGCTCTCACTGATGCCGACCGCCGCCGTGACGTCCACGGTTTTGATGGTGGGAGCCAGCACCTTGCAGCCCGCCGCACCCGGACCGACCGGGCGGACGCTGTCGATATAGTCCTGCACGGCCTTCAGGGTTTCGGCTGACGGCAGACCGCCGGTCGCGGTGATGACGACGTCGACCGTACCCAGCCCGCGCCGCAGCGGAAACACGTAAGCGCCACTGACGCCGTTCACCGACTCGGCCCAGACCTTGTAGTCGTGGGCGTTGCCACCCGCAGGTGGCTGGCGCATCACGTCCAGCAGACGTGCCAGCAGCTCGTCGTCGGTCTCGGTGTCCGTTGCGCCGGTCATGGTGACAACCGTCACGGCGCTGTCGATACCGGATGGCGCGGAGACCAGCGTACCGGTACTGCCTGCGGTCAGGTTGCCCGCCGTGCCGGTAGTGGTGGCCTTCGCGGCCACGGTGAGTGCGCCATCGCTGCCGGTCTTACCCGCCTCAGTGGTCTGGTACAGAGTGTCATTACCCTTAACCCGGAACTGAAGCCCGCTCGCTACAGTGGTTGCCGCCTTACCGGTCAGCGTGACGCTGCCGCCTGCGGCGGTGGCCTGCTTGCGGGTCAGACTGCGCAGGCGGGCGTGCATCTCCAGATACTCCGTGTCCGCTGTGTCCGGGAAAGCCTGACGCAGCGCCCATGCAACGTACTGGTACAGACCCCAGTGCGCTGAGGCTGTGGCGTTAGCCCGCACCCGGTAGTCGCTGTCGGAGTAAACATCCGCATCCGGCAGCTGATTGCTGACCTCATCCAGGTAATTTCCGGCGATGTCGTCCTGTGACGGGATAGTTAACGGCATGTCAGCTCACCTTCACCGGATGTTCAAACGTGGCCACGTCACCCGTGGCCTGCGTAATGCGGACAGAAAGAGAGAGCCAGCCCGGCAGCTTCCGGGTTGCGGTGACCGAGATCGCCGTCGCGCGACCGTCCGTGATGAGCGGCGAGAGCGCCTGAAAGGCGTACTGCTCAGCCAGCGCGCGGGTCTGCTCCGTATCCTTACGGGGCAGCAGATGCAGCTTCGATCCCAAATCCTTATCAAAGAGCCAGCTTCCCAGCGGGGTCTTCAGGCGCATCTGTACGGCGTTCTCCAGGCCGGTAGTGCGTTTACCGTTATAGTCGCCTGTAGCCGGATCAATCATTCTGTCCATGCCGGGCAGACTATCGCGCGCGCGTGAGGTGCGCCCGTTACGGGGGTGGAGTGGTGGTCTGTCTGTGACGGGAGGTTTTAGTGCGGGAGCGGGATATGGGTGCGGAGATGGCCCGGCAGTGCTGCGCCGGGCTAAGGGCCGGACGGGATTAACCCGCCTGCATCGGGCCGGAATCGCCGTCCGGGGTGGGATGGATGTGTTTATCAACCTCGACGCCGTTAATTTTGATGCTGAGGGAGCTGATCGAGCCGGAGGTATGGCTGATGCTGCCCGCAAAGCTGGCCGTCGCGCCGCTGCCGTTATCACCTGAAATGCTCATGCCGCCGCTGCCGGTGAGCAGCCCTTTGACGGTGGCGTTTTGTGAGGTGGAGAAGTCCGGCGTGTCGTATTCGGCTGACTCACTGGCGGTCACTTTCCACGTTTTACAGTCTGCAGTGAATGCATCACACGCCATGTGAATGGCTTTGCCGTTCTTCAGTGTAATACTGGCCCCGTCGCTGTTGTAGATGGACACCTCGCCCGGCTTCAGGGACTGAATGCGGTATTCACTGTGCTCTGTAGCCACGACCACGCCGTGACTGGTGTCCCCGCCGACAGGCAGGATGATGGCCATTGCGCCTTCAGGCGGCACGGAGGTGATACCGAAATGCTGAAACACCTCAAGCGCCTGCAGAGTCTCGCCCTGCAGCCCGTCAAGCTGGGCGGTCATCACACCGCCCTCAGTGGTGATGCGCGAGATAACTGCGCGAAGAGGTCTGCGGATGCTGGCCAGCGCAGTGGCGATGCGCCGGTTGATGATGCCGGTGACGTCCATCAGTTAATTTCCTCCCAGGTGTGATAGGTCGGCACCTGCTGTTTCCCTTTTTTCTTATGGCGGGAGCGCGGGTATGCATCCGGCGTCCAGATGCCGTCCTCTTTCAGGGTCAGCGTGGTAACCAGCTCCTGGCCGCGCCCGCAGCGGATGGTGCGGGCCATGATGAAATAGATTGCGTCGATGTCGTGAATGTCACTTCTGACCGCCACACGCTGGCCGGGCTGCCAGGCTGTTCCGCCGGATGTGCGCACGCCCCGGACGGTGGCCGTAATGGTCAGCGCCTTCAGGCGGGAATCCGAGAGGATTTTGCGGGCGCGGGCGGTGGCCATGTCGTCGGTGTCGGTGTCGCCCATCACCTCGATAAAGGGGCGGTACAGCGTCATGCCGGTATCCGTCGCGGTGCCGTGCCGGTTGTGCACGCCATTGTGCTCGGGCGTGCCGTGCCCCTGGGAGAGGACGGTCACCTGCGAATAACGACCGGCGATGCTGGTCAGCTTACCGAGCTGCAGCAGGTTGCCGGTGCCGTCTTTCCGCATCACGAGCGAGTCCACGGGGGCGGCACTGTAGTCCGGGCCGCCGATAATCAGCGTACCGTCCGGGGCAATCCACGGCCAGAGGCCATTAACCTCGGCGACGTTCATCAGCGCACTCCAGGCGGTCTGGCCCGGCTGGATGCTGAACTTCTTCGGTGCGGTGCTTTTGTCGGCATGAATGGCGATTTTCGTGATGCCAGACGGCTTCACGATTTTATTTATCACCTCAGCCAGCGTCATGTTTTCGGCGGTAAATATCGGTGCGGAGCAGTCAACCAGCGCACCGGCGTTGTCGCGACCGGCGAGGTTGAGTACGTGCCGGCCATTGGTAACGTCGTGATTGATGTCATCAATCAGCCCGGTCATCAGAATATCGCTGCCCGCACTCAGGACGGCGCGCGCGCCGGGGTGGACATCAGCGGGTGGGCGGGCCTCGTTAAGACCGATGCGGAGCGACCAGGCACCCGCTGGTGTCAGAAAAGAACTGTCGACGCTGGCGCTTTCCCAGTCGCTGTGGGTTACGCCGCCCACGGTCAGGGTCAGGCGCTCATCGGCTGCCTTGGTTGTGTTACGGCTGTTTTTTGCTGTGGCGTTATTTTGCGTAGGCATAGAGAGTCATTCCGGGCTGAATATCATTAGGGTTGCCGAGGGATGGATTCAGACGCAGCAGCTCTCCGGCGCGGCTGGCGTCGGCGTACCACTCAAAGGCCAGCAGGTGCAGGCTGGTGCGGCGCGTGGCGGTGCGGGTGATAAGCGGCGGGCGTTGCTGAATCAGCGACACGGCCTGCCGCTGCAGGGTCAGGGCCAGCGTCTGCAGGTGCGTGATAATAGCGACATGGACACGACCGTCGGAGGTCAGGCCGCTGGCGCGCGCCTGTGCCTCAAGGGTCTGCAGCGCGGCACGCTGGCCGGTCAGGGCTTCCACAATCACGGCACGCACGTTGCCGGTGACCTGCTCAATCTGGGTGCTGGTCAGCGACGGCGTGCTGGCCTCGTTCTGCAGAACAGTGGCCGCAACCTCAGCCATCTCGCTCACGGCCACCAGGCGGACGGTGCGCGTCACCAGCTGCGTGTCGCTGTCGCGCACGGCGGTGACCTGACTCAATGGCAGCCGAAACGGCTTTGTGATGCTGGTGACGCTGCGATTCTGAACGTACTTCGCCGGGTAGCTGACGACGTGCTTCGCCAGACGGGTTACCTGCTGCCAGTCGGAGGTAACGCCGGTGCCGGTCAGGGTGAGCGTATCGCTGAAAGTGCTGACCAGGCTTTTTAAGTCACTGACCAGCGCGGCGGGCGTATCCAGCAGGTTGCTGACGCTGGCGGCGGTGCTCTGAATCTCTTCGCGCACACTGTCGAGCACGTACTCGCCTTCCGCGACGATGGTGTTGATGCGCTCAACGCCGTTTTCCAGCGTGCGCAGGTCGGTCATGGCGGTGCTGAAGGCCGAAGCGGCGCTGTCGAGCAGGCTGCTGCCGGTTGAGGTGATGCTCTGTGCGGCCTGATCGGCTGACGCAGCGGCGAACAGCGCCTGCTCCTCGCCGGACTCAATAAACACCAGCTCGACGGTGACGGCGTCCATTGTCTCGGCCTGCTTCTCAATGCCCGCTTCCAGAAACTGCGCGCGCGGGATCGAACCGTAGACCGGGTGGATCAGCTCGCCGGGGCCGCTGGATTTAAACGCGGTTATAAGCGCCTTTAACTGCTGTTTCCAGTCATGACCCCAGAGAAAGGCGGTAATGCGGAAGTTGACCGGGTTCAGCCCCTGATCCTCGACAGTTGCGCCGTCGTGATATGGGTATGCATAGTTAACGGTGGTACGTGCCAGCGTGTCGCGGGTGGCCAGGCAGTCAAACTCAACGCCCCGGAAGGATGCCTGCATCAGGGTATCAATGCCCGCCAGCGCAGCGAGCTGGGAAATAAAGTCTGTCATGCGCCGTGCCTCCGGGCGTTCTGGTCCACATGCGTCTGGAACCATGACAGCAGCTGCTGCCCGTCGACGTGGACATTGACGCTCACCACAGGCGCGGGTTGCGCGGGAAGCTGCAGAACGGGCTGACCGCCGGGTGTTTTCTTCTCGCCGTTCCAGTTCTGCAGGTAGCTGAGTGCTTCAGCTGAGGTCTGACGGGCGTTTACACCCTGATTGTGGTTTTTGAGGCGCGCCAGTTCGGCGGACTCATTCTTGCCGCTGACGGTGTCGGAGGGGATGATTAGTCCGGCAATAGTCATTGCCAGAGGGTTACCAATCAGGCCATCAGTGACCAAGCCTTTTCCACCGCTAACGGCTGCACCACCCAGTGTGCGACCACCTTTAATAAGCCAGCGTCCGAGAGACTTAAGCCATCCCGGTTTCCCGCCCGTCGCCTCAGCTGCATCCTCAGCCGCTTCAGCCACTGCCCCTGGGTTCCCACGTATGCGCCCCAGCAGCCCGCCGCCTTTGCCGCCGCCGGTAAGCAGGTCAGCGCCGCCCTTGACGATACCAAAAGCTGCAACCGTGGATAGCGCAATGGCCGCACCTTTCGCGGCGGTCGCCACTTTCGGGAATTCTTCGGCCAGCTCTGCTGCCTTTAACTCAATATTTCCCAGAACATCAGAAAGGGTCTTTGTGGCTGCATCACTGGCTTTCTCATCCTGCGTCTTGAGCTGCTGAGATTTATAATTGGCCGTGTCTTGCATAACGGCATAATCAATGTCTGTTGAGCGCTGTCCGGGCTTAAGGCTGAACTGCTTCTCAACGTCTTTTGATATGGCGTCAAACTGATCCGTATTGCGCTCATAGCCCAGAAAAGCATTGGCTGACTGCTGGTTATGCAGGAACTTGCCAATATTGTCGCGATGCTCTTCATCGATAGCGCGCTGAATATTTGTGCGCTGCTCAGGGGTGCTGGCTGCAGAGAGTTTTTTATTCAGCGCCAGTAGCTTAGGATCATGTCTGTCAACAGCCCTGACAAGATGCTCCAACGTATACAGCGCATTGTGACCCTGCTCAGCGTCGTGTGTTGCCATGCCCTGAAAGTCGAGACGATGCCCGTTGATTCTGACCCGCTTTGCGCTGTTGTTCAGATTGGTGGATGACAACTCGGTGATCAGATCGTTGGTGTTAGTCGCACCTTCATCTGCATTACCGGCGATGGAAGAGGCAACTTCATAAAGCGCCATCACATCCGCAAAGCCCTTTTGTCCCGTAAAGCCCGCACCGCGTGCGTTCTCCAGACCGCGTGGCGCTTCTCGCGCCAGCAATGACACATCTGCCTTACCGTGCTGTGAGGCTGTGGTGGCCGCATCAAGCGCGGCGCGCGCCTGTTCACCCTTAAAACCAAAGTTGTAGGTTGAGGTCATCAGCGAAGCGACGTCCGATGCGTCAGCCCCGGTTGCCGTGCTGACCTTCATCACTTCCGGGAGTGCGCCGTAAACATCACTGGTGCCCATCTTAGAGCGGCCCATAACCTCAGAAGCCGCCAGCGCGCTTTGTCGGTCGCCGCCGCCGTATTCCACCGCAGCATAGACATTATTTCTGAGGGCATCGACTCCGGCTAAGCGTTCGCTTGCACTGTTTTTGTCGCGATAAAGGAAGTTGCTGGCCTGATGCAGCTCGCTGTCAAAATCACGCTGCTGGCCAATGGGGCGTCCCAGCACCATAGCTGCGCCCGACACTCCGGCAGCAATGCCGCCGATGGTCTTAAATGTGCTGGTCAGACGACTCTGGGTGCGCTCGGTCTCCCCCAGCTCACGGCGCAGCCTGCCGACCGTTGAGGTCATCTGTTCATAGGCGCGCTTCTGCTCAGTTGCGGACAGGACGCCGGACCGCTCAAGCCGGTTATAGGCGGCTGTCGTTTTCTGGATCTCACGCTGAATCTCGTGCTCGCTGCGGATTCCCAGCGCCATGTAAGCCTCGCGGGCGGCGTTGCGGCTGGTATAGCTGCGCACCTCGGCTTCGGCCATCTCCTTCTGCAGGCGGGTAATTTTCGCGGCTGCTTTTTCCTGAGCGCGGGACATCTCAGCGGCGCTGAGCGTGCCGCTGCGGGCAAGGCGGTTCAGAGAGGCTTCGGTCTGCTGGATGGCACGACGGATTTTGTGCTCGCTCTGCACGCCGAGGCGCTCGCGCGCCTCCTGCATGCGCGTCACTTCATTGCGGATGCTTTTAATACCGGCGGTGGCGTTGTCCTTAACACCAATGCCAATCTGCGTGTCGAACGGACCTGCCATAGGTTATTTCCTGCGGGAATGGCGGCGGCGCTTTTTGTCGCGCCGCCTGCTGACAAAGCGGACATTCTGGCCCCGCTGCTTCTTCAGCCAGGCCTTCGGGTCCTGAACGTGATCGAGGGCATCGGTCAGCCCCAGCAGCTCTACAGCGTTAAGCGCGCGGAGCTGGCTTTCGGTCCAGCCGTACTGTCCGAGCCGGAGACAGAGACAGCGGAAGTGATGACGCTGGCGCTCATCTCTTTGCGCTTTTTTTTCAGATCGTCAGCGGCCTTCACCAGAATGGCAAAATCACTGCTGCTCAGCTCGTCGTGGAGCAGCTTATAGGTGATCTGCTCAGCCGGGAGTGTGCCCAGTGCGGTCAGGCTGCGGGCAATAACCGCCACGCGAAAGCCGCTGTCAGGGATGCTGTCATCTTCCGACACGTCGATTTCATCGCCCACGGTGGGCAGGCGCAGGGTGAAGTCGCGGTGCAGCTGGCCGCTGAACTCAATGCCGATATCCAGCGTGCCGCTGATGGTTTTGTTTCCGTTCATCATTATTCCTCAATGCAGTTAAGGGCGAAGCCGCTGATGCTGATGCGGGCCTCGTTGTCGACGCTGTACTGTTCACCCACCGTCGAGACGGTAAAGTTCTGGTAGGTTTTGGTCAGGCCACCGCTGGCGGCATCTTCGGGATACAGGGTCAGTTTGGCGTCCACGATGTTTTCCCAGACAATGGTGCCGGTTTTCGGGATGACCGCCTCCAGCGTCAGGTTGTAGGTAGCGATGCCGTTCACATGCCCCTTTGCCCGCCCGGTGGAGTTCATGGTTTTCACCAGTTTGCGACCGGTATCGATGGTCGGGTTGACGCTCACAATTTCAATCTCGGTCCCGTTGACCTCAAGCACAATCGGGCCGACGTATACGTCACTCATGCTCTGCGCTCCTTAATACAGATAAATGGTGCCGGTCAGGATGTGCAGTCCGCGTACGACCGGGGCCGGAATGGTGGTATCAGCACGGGTGTCGTCCTGCGCGTTGCGTGTGACTGCCACCTGGTCCTTATAGGTGTCGACGTTCTCCACCATCTCCAGTCGCTCCAGCGCATAGAGCACGTCGAGCGTCTCCGAGCGGATCTGCAGCAGACGGCGGTCGGTCAGCTTGCCCCCGTTCGGGAAGCGCTGCGACATACGGGTGCGCCACGCCTTGCGCACGTAATCCAGGGTGCGGATTGTGTTGATATCGAGCAGGGTCGGGTCGTCAATACCCTGGCTGTTCTTCACGTAATTACTGATGGCGCGCGTCAGCTGCACCTTACTGTTCACCACCTCAAATGGTGACAGGCCGTTGTGCAGCGCCTTCTCCATCTCGGTGCGCATCGGCCATGAGGCCTGCGGCGTGACGTCCAGCCCGGTCAGCACGGCATTGTCCAGCGGCTCAGACGGGTCGTCCTCAGCGGCAATGATGGCCGCGTACACCGCTGCCAGAATGCCGTTGCTCAGCACCGAGGCCGGATGCCAGCCTGTGGTAATGCGCGCGGCGTTACTGGCGGTGGTGAGTGTGGTGCCGGTAGCCAGCGTGCCGTTCCAGCCGGTGACGCCGACCGCGCCGCGCTGCTCAATCGGGCCGGACACGTTCCCCAGATGCTCTGACAGGGCGCTCAGGGCATCGGTGGTGCTGTACGGCATCACAATCAGCGTGTGACCGGCGCTGTAAATGGCGGTCAGCGCCAGCGTCACGTCCGGGTTACCTTCACCGCCCGCCATCGGACTGAGCACACCACTGACGCCGGTCGCGGTGATGGTCAGCGACAGGCCGATCTCGCTCCCGCACGCGCCTTTGTTCTTCGCGGTCAGGATAAGAGTGGTGCCTTTGCCTGCCGGGCTGTCGAGAGTCGCCCTGACCGGCAGGTCAGCTTCTGCCGCCATCGCCTCATGCAGGCTCTGCAGCAGGGCATTGGCGGTGCTGCCGTTCTTCACGGCCACGGCGACAGTTTTATCCCCCACCTGCAGGCGCACCTGGCCGGAACTGGTTGCCGGGCCGCTCAGGGTCAGCGCGCCGGTTGCGGCTACGCCCGCCTTGTCGTCGTCCAGTGCGCAGATGGCCAGCTGAATATTGCTGTTTGCACGAATGGCTGCGGCGGCCATCAGGTGCGCCTGTGAGCCGTGACCGAAGTACTGCGCCGCCTCATCGCTGCTGTAGACGTCGGTCGGCACCAGCGCCTTCACGGTGCCCGTGTCAAGACGCTGCGCCAGAATCACCACGTACTGGTCGTCGGTGGCCAGCGTGCGGGAGCCGTTGGTGAAGTTGTAATTGACGTAGGTGCCCGGCACGCGGGTCGTGGTCGAAATCTCGTCGGTATCAGCCATGACTCAGCTCTCCTTTTTAGCGTCGGCAGCGCGCTGCACCACCGGCTCGTCGCTGTCGGCCTGCGCGGGCCTTGCCGGGGTGGCCGGTGCCAGCTGCAGGTCGCCGTCGTTCATGCGGCGGCGGTAGTAGGTGCTCAACACCACATCCACGGCGCTGCCATCCGTGATGTACTCGCGGCTGCTGTTCTCCAGCGGCACGCACACGCCCTTACGGGCAATGACCTTAACTGTCTGCATCGTTATTCTCCGCTGGCAGAGTGTTCAGTGTGTCTTCCGCGACTACCTCACCGTCACGGATGTAGTCCGCGTGGGTGGTGACGTGATCAGGGTATGGGGTATCAAGTCGGCCAGCCCAGCGCACAAAGTCATGATCCGGGTCGGACTCGTCCGCCGGTGCCTGTGGCCAGTGGCGGTTTTCCAGTGCATCCTCAAACCACATCGTGTCGAAAACACACTCGTACATAGCCACCGCCTCTTCAGCAAAAACCTTCCCGTTAACCATCCGGACCACGGACGGGCGCAGCTTCTGAATCTCCAGCCCCATATCCTGCTCTGTCAGCAGGCGTCGCACCGCCCGGATAAGCCGGTAACAGCCCGGCTCGTCGTCCCTGACATCACCGTGACGGACGGCTTCGTTCTCACGAAGGTTGCAGTCAGCTACGAAGACGGAGAAGCGGCCCGCCACTTTATAGCGGGTGCGGCGGGTGTCATGCGCCTGGCTGGCCGTGATGCCATTAAAGGTGACAAATACGCCCGGCAGGGTGCTGAGAATGATGCCGACGTCGTCGGTCATCACGTCCCAGCTCACGACCTCCGTCGCCATGCCACCCAGCCCCTCACGAAGCCGGTTACAGATGGCGTTCTCAATGGCGGTAATAGTGACCATCAGTAGCAGCCTCCGTTGGTGTTGCGGCGGCTCCAGAGGTCTTCGCCCCCGGAATAAAAGAACACGTCCGGCGCGGAGCCGTCGACGCTTGCGCCGTTCTCCGGGTTGGTGCCGATGCCCGCCTTGCCGGTGGCAACCAGCTTCAGCCAGGCGATAGCGTCTTCATAGCGCAGGCGGATCTCCTCCGTGCAGGTGCGTTCTGTTCCGGTCAGAAGGTAGCGGGCAATGTCACAGCAGTAATCGCGCAGCGCCTGCGGCACGTCGGTCAGCGGCAGGCGGTAGCGCGCGCCGATATAGGCATCGATGCGCGCGCTGGCCCCCTCCAGATGGTAGGTAAGGCGATCCCTGTCCGGGACCGCTTTACCGCGCTGCGCTGACGCACCCACTGCATCCCGCTCACCAAAATAGGCGATGTAGTTATCCGGGGTGGCGTAGCGCATTTCAGGCACCTTTACCGGTTGAGCCGTAGATCATCTGCCACAGGCCATAGCCCGCCGCGCCGCGCGCCTCTGCGCCAAACTTAAGTTTTTTGCGCATGAAGACGTCCGGGTTATTCAGATCCTGCTGTGAACAAACACCGGTTTTTTACGCTGCTGGAAAATAAGCGGCTTAATGGCGCGGGTGGTATCCATCAGGAACCAGGCGGTGTCGCTGGTCAGCCACGGCACGACCATAACTTTTACGGTGCCTTTATAAATGTTGGCTTTGCCGTCATCCAGACGCTCAGCCGTCATCAGGGCATTAGCGGTATCCTCAAGCGCCGGTGGTACAACCAGCAGCGTCGGTCGCACGTTGAGCGGTCGACCTTCCACATCTTTCATACTGCGCAGTGCAGTGCGAGCCGCACCATAAGACGCCTTAGCCTCCGCAAGCGACGCCGCAGAAAGAGGCGCGGTACCCAGATTACTTACCGTAACCGGCTTGCCATCTTCATCCTTACCATTGGGGTGCTTAGCTGAAATAAAGGGCTGGCCGTCATAACATTTTTCCGTAAAAGCGCGGTTCAGCACGTCAAAGACCAGCTCATCTGGCCACTGCTTGGCGCTGAAGCCCGCATCCTGCGCCTGCGGGGCATAGATACCGATTTGATCATCATCCAGATCGTCACGGTCCACCTCGACAGTCGCCTCGTAAGAATCGTTGACCAGCGTATAGTTGTGCTGCGCCAGGGCACGCACTACTTTGTCGCCAATCCATTTTCTCAGGCGCGGAAAGCGGCCAAGCCAGGTGTAATCATTCTGGCGGGTGGTGGACGGTACGAGCGTCGCCACCTGGTCCCACTGCGCGGGTGCGGCGTCAAACGCCTTGTTAAACGTGGTTTTAATGGCGACGAAGAGCGCCACAATATTGGCTTTATTTAAAATCATGGGACATTCCTTCCTTATTCAATCCACACGCCATCGCTTTCGATGAGGATGATGCTTCCGGCCTTTGACATCGTGGCCTCCGTTGCCGGGGTGCTGCCGGATGCAGGTTTGCTCCCATCGCTGCCGCTCAGCGTACGGTTATCCAGCACAAAGGCGTGCTGGCCGAGCATGGCCTGCGTGATAGTGCCGTCATTCAGCCAGCGAAATGCTTTTTTACGACGCACAAGAACAAGGATCGAACCGTCATCACCACCCGTGTTATCTGCGCGCTCTTCGGCCCGACCGGCATAAGTGAGGCCCGTCGCAGCCTGACCACTTACCGCAAAGCCTTTCGCATTGATGCAGACGATAGTGCCCGCCGGGATAAGTTCACCTTTGGCAACTGGCACCGGGGTCAGTTCGCCGTCGCGATAAGGGGCGTCAAAATCGGTTTTCTGTTCATCAGTCAGCGGCATAACCCATCTCCTTCGCGTAGTCTTCAGCAAATGCCTTCTCATCAATGCCACCGAACTCAGCGAACTGGCTGCATACCGCCATTGCTGATGCTTCCGGGGCAGGCTGACCTTTGGTGTCCAGCCGCATACCCTGAGTCTGAAGGCTGCTCAGTGCGGCAATGGGCTTACGGACGCTGATCGCTTTCTCCAGCAGAGCAAAATCTCTTTTGCCCAGCTCGCGCATGACCTCCTCATCAGCCCCCTTAAATACACGGCCATCGCTGAGTGCGGCGGTCAGCAGAGCATCGACTTTGTCGCCCTGAACCTGTGAGGACAGTGAGGCCAGTTCGGTGCGCAGATCGTCAACCACCGCCACCGGCACGAATTTTGTCGGATCGGGGTTGCCGCTCTGCTGGCCGGGAACGGAGAGCGCGGCAATCTGCGTTTTTCCTTCCTGGATGGCCTGATCCTTCTCCTGCAGCTGCGCGTTATGCGCTTCAATCAGCGCGGCGACGCTGGAGCAGTTCGCGGTTTTCAGCGCGCCGTTCTGCAGCGACTCGGTGGCGGCCAGAATGGCGCTTTCGTCTGCCTTGCTGTCCAGCCCCATAATGGCGCAGAGTGCAAGTCGCAGGTTTTCGTTCATGGGTTGTTCTCCGTTATCAAAAAACATTAATGACGCAGCGACCTGCCGCATCCCGTCGAGTACCGGCATATTGGTGAGCGCAGCATTGACCAGCTCGCGCACGTTTCCCTTTTCGTCATAGCGAAAGGTTGGCGAAACATAGCGATACTCGTCGGCCTGAATCAGCGAGGCGGCGCGCGCCGTCCACTTCACGTCCGCAAACAGCCCCTGACCCTCGACCCAGCTCAGTGATTTAAACCAGCCGGAGGCGGGCACCGGTCCGGTGGCACGCGGGGCGTTCAGGGACTGGTGCTCATAATCAAACTGGTAATCGTTTTTGCGCTTTGCGGCCTCATCAATGAGGTTTTGTGCGAGCGCGGCATCCATGTACCAGCGCTGGCCACCTTTGGGCGAACCGAACCAGCCCGCCGGAAAAAGCTGTATCCGGGCGCAGTCGCTGGTTTTGTCGATGGCCGAAACGGAGGCCGTGGCAAGTTTCCACATCGAATGACAGTCCCTTTATTCGTTACGCTCAGCGCAGAATAACGGGCATCAGAACCGGGAAGCAGTGACAGGGGTGGAGTGGGAGTTTCGGAGTAAGCGGTCGGATTAGCGTAAGGTTACGGTGCAGAGACGCACCGCAACCCGATTTAAAACCCGTTTAAATCGCGTCAGATGCGTTTAAACTTTTTCAGCCGGGCAAGCGTTGCGCTTTAACGGTAAAATGCAGCACAGGCCGTTACAGGCCGTCATCAGAATTATTCAGGATATGGTCAGCGATAGCCTGGCTGACCTCCTCATAATCCTCATCCGTGAGCGTCAGAAACGGACGCGCCGGAATTTTCGATCCGGGGTGGTTCACCTTTTTAGCAAATCGCCCGTTAAAACGCAGCGCCTTTTTATGGCGTGGACGGATCTCATGCGGGCGGGTCTGCCCACCATAGTTCTGGATGGCAGCATACACCACGTTGGTGCCGACCACCGCCATGTCGTTATCGTGCCACGGCGTAATGCTGTTGTGCAGCCGCCCGGAGAGCAGCAGCGGCTTACCGTCGCGGTACTTAAGCCCCTCCCATGCCGGACGGCCACCGGCAATAAAGTTCTCGTCGACCGCGTTCAGCATGATGTCCGCGATCTGCTCCATCAGCGGCGCACGCTGCGCCACGCGCGCCGCCAGCCGGTCCAGCCACGCCTGCAGGTCATCGGGTAGCGTTATGTCAATCTCAGGCTGCATCGTCACCTCCGCTCAGGTCACCCTCTAACACATCATCACCGGCATCCGCCGCCGTCCAGGGTCGGACGCTGTCCACATAAAGCCCGTCCGCCTCGGCGCTTAAGCCGATCAAGGCGCGGCCGTCACCCGCAGCGGTCACCACGCTCAGCACCTCCCCGTGACGCAGTACGGCCAGCGGGCGCAGCAGCGCGGAGACCAGACGCGCCCACAGCCCGCCGCCCGCCTCACGCAGCGCCAGCGTCCGGTCGGCATCGAGCGTGATAACGGAAGACGACAGCGCACCTTTACCCAGGCGGGAGACCACTGCGGGGGACAGCGCACCCACTCGGCGAAAATCCCCGGAGGACTGCGGGGTAAGGCCGTTTATCCAGGCCTCCGTGTCGCGGTTCATGGCCGACACCAGCCGGTTATTGCCGGTAAGCGTCTCACGCACGGCCACGGCGGCCAGACCCGGCTCAGCCTGCGCGCCTTTCTCCAGCAGCGTCTGACCGAGACCGGCCAGATAGCCGCGCCCCGGATTCAGATGAAAACCGGCGTCAGGGGTCAGTATGTGCCCCGTAACCGGATCGCGGTACGCCCGGACCGGGCGGGTCTCCCCCTGCGTGCCGTAAGGCTGCTGAATTGTCACCATGCGCCCGGCACTGCTTTCCAGCCCGACCGGGTGGCGGTCAAGCTGCGCCTGCGTCAGAGCGCGCACCCAGCAGCGGCACCGGTAGCCGTTCGGCGGGTAGATGGTTGCCCAGATGGGATCGTCTGCGGCAAAGACGCGACCATTGAGCATCGCATGCACAGGACGCGTGCGGCTGTCCATGACCGCGTCATACTCCCAGTACGGACGCTGCGCGACGGTGCGCATCTGCTGCTGATAGCGCCCGGCAGCATAGGCGGATTGAATGTTGGTGCGGAAAATGGTGTCGAGCCGGTACGGCATCAGCTTTTTACCCTGCAGCTCGCCGTGCTCATCGGCAACCAGTCCGCTGCCGAGCCAGCCCTTACGGCGCAGGGTGGGGATTAAATCATCCTGAAACTGGCTCAGCGTGCCGCCGTTCTGCAGCACACCGGTCAGGCTCTGCTGAATATCACTCAGCACGTCGAGCTTCGTGATGCCCGCCACGGTGAACTTCACCGCATGCGCCTCATCCTTCATGTCCGACCAGGCCAGCGTCGGCTGCAGCCCCTTCGATTTAAAATAACCGATGGCCTTTTCAGGCGGCAGGGTCATGGCGAAGCCTGCGCTGACGTCACCCATGCTGCTGCCCCAGCACGTCAGCCACAAAGACCGCCTGACCGACCAGATCGCGCAGCGCCGAATCATTCAGGGAGGGATAGCTGGCCGCCAGCAGCGCATAGACCTCATCGGGCGTGGAGGCCGCCTTTATCCGGTCAATCAGGGGCTGCAGCATCGCCTCACTGGCGGCGGCGACCTGCGCGGCCAGCAGCTGCGGCGCAGCGTCAAGCTGCTGCTGCACCCCGTCGGTTGTGGTCTGCGGCACGGACAGCGCCGCCATCTGATGCTGCACGGCGGCGGACAGGGCCGCATCGGCGGGGATTTGTCGCGTCAGTGGCTTCAGGACCGTCTGGCCCGCCTGCGGCAGCGGAATACCACTTTCCTCTGATAACCACTCGCGGGTGATCTCAAAGCCGGTGGCCTGCGCACGAATAGCGACATTCATCAGCCGCTCCAGGTCAACCCGCTCACGGGTATCAAACACCAGATGTGGTGCTCGGTCAGGATCGTACTTACCACTAAGAGCCAGGATGGGCCACAGCAGCTGCTGGGTCAGGGTCTCAGCTACCATCTCCGCATCACCGACAAGCAGGTCGTGGCGCACCTCGTTGTGTACGTTGCCCAGCGCGTTAGTTGACGTTTTCCCGTCCGCCTGGCTTGTCAGCGTTCCGCCCAGAATGACCTTTGACTGCACCTTTTCGCACCAGCTCACCATATCGAAGAACGGCGCGCTCTGGCCTGCAGCAGGCGAGACCAGCTGAATCTCGGCGTTGCTGGGGATAATGCCGCCACCTTCGCGGGCCATCATCATGACGCCGCGAAGCAGGCGGTTACGCCCGGCAGCATCCATTGACGGATCGTATTTCCCGATGCGAAACGGAAGACCGTAGAGGTTCAGGAACTGCGCCCAGTCGCGTGCTGAGAGATTTTTAAAAAGGTAGGTCCAGACAAGCACGCGAAACAGGCCGCTCTGCGCTACGGGACCAGACTTAGATTTGTGGCGATGCACCAGCCAGCCCAGCTCCTGCAGCGGCTCACCGTCAGCGCCGCCCCTGTTGAGACGTATATCATCCAGATCTGCCTGGGGCATGGTGAAGGCTCGCGCAGGACGCTTTAGAAACTCGGAAGGCAGCCAGAGATCGCCTTTTCTCGCCCACGGCAGCTCAATACAGGAAAAGCCGTGCCCCAGCGCGTCGAGCATGTCCATCAGCATGCCGCGCCAGCCAGGCAGCTTGCTCAGACGCCACTCCATCTCGCGTGCCAGTTTCTGCTCGGCCTCCGTTGCATCAGGCGGCGTCTGAAGGCTCCACGGCAGCGTGAGCAGCGCGCGCTTGCGTTTGGACAACTCGGCAAAGATATGGCCGTCCCGCTCCTCGATGTCGGTAAACAGATCGCTCTGAGCCTGTATATCGCCCTGTTCGGCGGCCCTGAGCAGGGCGTAGACCCGCCTGATATTCAGACCCTCAGATGGATGCTCTGACTGATCCTGATAAAGGTAAGCATCCTCATCGCTCTGGATGGGCGGTCTTTTGTCATGACCAAAAAAGCGTTTAAACGTGGTTTTAAGATCCATTTACCAGGCCCCCTCACCGAAACCGTCGCCATACGCTGGCTCATCATCGTCATCATCCAGCTGTGCCAGCACGGCACTGATGGGAATAAATTCAAAGTTCCCCACGCTGGTTGAGGCTATCGCCCACAACATGTGCAGAGCGTCCGGCCCGTCATCATGATCGGCCATCGGAAAATGCATCAGCTGCTCACGCAGCGTGGCCAGCATGCGGGCGATCAGAATGCGCTCGCTCTCCATGAACGGCTGCAGCGACTCAATACGCCCGGCCTTATCTGTGGTCGGAATAACCGACCGCGCCGGGACGGGCACGCCAGCCTTCAGGGATTCTTCAATAAGCGTTTCGCGCAGAAAGTCCTGAAACTGTACCGACTCAAACGCCCAGACCACGCAGCCAAATTCACGCTGTAGGGCAATAACGTCGGTAATAATCTTTTTTGGGCGGCGCACGCGAATGTCAGCCCGGACAACCTTCAGCACCTTTTTGATGCGGTGCCAGCCGCCAACCAGCAGTGCGCTGGGGTCATTGCCCCGGCTGTTGTGTTTGCCCAGCGACGGGTCGCAGGCACCGAAATAAATCAGGTCAGGCTCCAGCTCACGCCACTCATGGATACAGCCATGAAATATCGCGTTTTCACCGCTGACCGGATCGTTCTGATACTCCGCATCAAAGGCGCGGGTGCCGACGCGCACGCGGATGAGCATCAGGGTCAGCAGTGGACGCGCTGACCACGAGACGCGCGACCCCTTCAGCATGGCTTTCTGGTTGCGCTTATAAAACGCATTTGCCACCGCTTTGCCTTTCTCCCGCAGCACCGCCTCCCAGTCGTCCCACAGCTTGAGATTGGCAGGCCAGGCGAGGATCGCCTGAAAGCGTTTCGCGTTCCAGGAGGGATTTTTCATGGTCCGCGCCAGCACGGAGTCGTAATGCAGGATCGAACCAACGTAGATCACATCCAGCTTGACGCCGGGACCGCCGAGCGGCAGAACGGTGCTGTTCAGCCACTTCTCCAGCTTGTCGCGCTGCTTAGGCGTCACCACGTTTTCGTCGTTTTCGAGGTCATCCAGATGCACGAGATCGGGACGATAAGCACCATGCTTGCGACCGCGCAGACTCTGACCCTGACCCGCCGCCTCAATTTTGATACCGCTTGCCGTCAGGATGCAGCCAATGCGCCACACGCGGCCCTGACCGCACGCTTCCGGGTAATCCATCCACAGGGCGCGGTTGTAAAGCAGCTCCGCCTTAATCACCTCCAGCGACTCCGCCGCCTGCGTGGCGGTATCAAAGGCGATAATGATGAATTTCTTCAGCTCCCGTACCACGCACCACAGGTCAAACAGCTGCTGGCTCAGCGTGGTTTTTGCCTCACCGCGCGGGGCGGCTATCACCTCGTTCTCACCCTCATCACTGGCGACCACCTGCGGCAGACGTTCAAACAGATACTCGTGCAGCAGGCTGGTTTCGGGGTGACGGACGTGATGAGGGAAATAGGTATTCACAAAGTAGCGAAACCCGTTCACCGGATCGCTGACGCGTGCGCGACGCTCTTTGATGGCCTCCGGGCTGGAGTCCAGCCCGACACTTTCGTTTTCAATGCGGGTGCGCAGCTCACTCTGAATCTGCTCAATACGCTCACGGAAAGATTTAAGAGAAGATTTAGACACGCCGCCTAATCCTGCTTTCTGACCGCCAGCGCAGCTTCAATCTGCTCTAACAGCGCAGATTTTGCATACCACACTGACCGTGCATAGAGGCCATCAGCCTGATGAATCTCGCCATCTTCAGTCTGCACCATCAGATAATCGCTCTGAACATACACACGAACGATGGTATCGGCTCGTACCGCATTGCGGTCGGTAAGTAAGATGAACTGGTTAACCGGCTTAACAACGTCAGCCATATTTTTTCTCCACGATTTGCTGAAACTCCGGCAGGACATCAAGAAAGCGCACCATCAGCGCCGGATGTCTGTCACTGAGAAAGGCCGCGAAATCCTCAACCACGCCAGCGGCCACCATCAGGCGGTCGGTCTGGGGCAGAATGCGACGGCTTGCGGCCATCATCTTGTTAAAGCCGTCCTGAAGCCCGACCAGGCGCTTTGTATATTCATCAATAGGAAGCGCTGTACCGTCCGGGCTTCCGCGCATTTTGCGCAGCTCAGCGATGGCGAACTGGTTGTGCTCCAGGTATTCCAGCATCAGCGCCGTGGCGATTTCCTCCGGCGCACCGGAACCGAGGCGACGCGCAGCACGCAACCTGTCCCAGTCGTCGCCGGTATCCCGTGCCTCTCTGCGCCAGCGGATCACGGTGGCCACGCCTACACCGTGCATCGGCCCCAGCACCTCCGGGGCCATGCCCTGTGTGATGTAGTCACGGCGGACCGCATCACGCACTTCTTTGCCATGCGCCATCAGTGACTACCCGACCCGCTGATCAGCCTGTCAATCCGCTCAGTCGTGCGCTCCATTGACGACTTGATCTCCGCCAGCATCGACATAATCTGCTCCTGATCGCGAACGGCGTCGGACTTGAGCTGATACAGCTCGCGCATGCGGATATTCTCTTTACGAAGCTCATCAATAGCGCCGTGCAGACTTTTAACCCAGTAGGTCAGGCCGCTGGCAACCAGGCCGAAAAAAAGCGTCTGTAGCGTGTCCAATGAAATTAACTCCATGTTATTTGCCCTCCGGCCAGAAAAACGCTTCCAGCGCTTTCAGCTTCGCCGCATTCGCCTGACACCAGGCACCATAGTCTGCTGCGTGACGTAACAGCGCTGCCGGAGGCAGGCCAGACGCCTTGCCCGCATACGCGGACGGGGCGGGCGGCATCGTGCCGACCGAGACCATCGCGCGCGGCGGCTTCATCGCCTGCTCAATGACCGGCGCGGGCGTCACCGTTACCGTATCCAAGGGCGTTTTCGTAGAGCTGCACCCCGTGAGGACCAAGCCCGTTAAAACCACAGCCGCCAGCCTTACCCGCTGTCGCATTGTCATCACTGATCGCCTTATCTATCTGCGTGCCGAGCAGCAGCCTGGCCTGCGCCAGCTCAGCCGTTTTATCCGCCAGCGTGGCCGCGAGCGCATCCGCCCGAGACTGCTGTGCCTGTTCACTCTGGCGCGCCTTAAGCAGCGCGGCGGTTGTCGCTTCACTGATACGCTGGCGCTCGTCAGAACGGGCTTTTTTCTCGCTGGCCAGCGCCACGTCACCGGCGCTTTTCGCCGCTGCGAAACCCGACTGATAACCGCTGTGACGCAGCCACCACACACTACCCGCAAGTACCGCGCACAGCAGTACACCCGGTAAAATCCGCGTTAAACACCACTTAATCAGCGCCGCGCTCATCCGGCTTACCTCTTGGCTTACCAGCTTCAGGTGGATCATCGTCCGCCTTGCTGTCGTGATATTTCTGGACCCCGGCATGCGCAACCCATGCACCGACGTAGACCGCCAGTGCGTCCACCGGCGCATGATTCCAGTACGCACACATCAGGACCACCGCCGAACTGACCAGCAGGGCCGTCAGCGTGGTGGCGTCCGTTGTTGAAAGCTGCCCCTGACGGTTGGAGACCAACTCCGGCAGGCGTTTAAGAAAGCCCATTGCAATGACCCCGCGCCACATCAGCGCCTCAGCCTGCGTTCCAGGCGGCAAAGCGCCTCTGGAATAAATGTCACGTACACAAGCAGGGTCGCCAATACCACTAATGAAACTGACCAGCTAAAACCGGCAGCAAAATGCCACATAAGCAAGGTAAAGGCCGAATAACCCACATTCAGAAACCACATATCAAGCCAGAGTTGCCAGCAGGCTTTCAGGTAGTCTTTCATGCCGGATACGCTGCAAAAGGAAGCTGGAAATGCGCACCATCTTTGAGCGTGGTCCAGCTGCCGCCCCATTCAACAGGGATAGAGAGATCGGCAGACGCCTGTTTAAAGGCGATATTAATCTGTTCATAGAGGGACCATTCCCATGACACCTGACCGCCCACATACGCCACGACGTCTACTGCATGGCCGGTAAGATGACGGCTGTTCAGCGTCTGACTATGGCCACCGGCGACCATCTCTTTCTGGCGTTCGGCGGTGCGTAAGCCTTCGGTGATGCCGAAATCAACAGATGAAACCTCAAGCGCATGGCGAACCAGCTTCACCAGGTCAGGATGCACACCCTGCATATTGTTTTCGCTGCGCTGACTGAATTTGAAAGAAGACATAAAAAACCCTCACGTTGCTGTGAGGGTCATTGTGCGGGGATGATAAAGGAGGCCGTACTTACAGGGGTGGAGTGGCAGCACATCAGAACAGGCGCTGCTGAACCTGCGGCTCGTCGGGCCTGTTGCGCTCTGCCAGCAGGTGCCACGCCCAGCTGTCGCCGAACCCGTAGCGCGGCGCGGTCAGCATCAGGGCAATACTCAGCGACTTACCCTCATTCACCAGCGCATCGACGTCGCTGTAAAAGCAGCGGTTGCGGTACTCACGCAGCGCCGTGGCACAGCGGGGAATGACCAGCGTACTGTCGCCCCCGAAGTGCTGCATCATTTTCTGGGTATTTTCCTCCCCAATCGTTTCACGCAGCAGCGCCAGACGCGGCTCGCCGTGGCTCATGATGCCGCGCCCGACCGGGAAACGGGCACCGCCGAACCGCTCGACCAGCTTTTGCGTCGCCTCAAATCCGATCACGCTGGCCAGCTCGCGCGCGGTATCCGGCAGCAGGGATGCCATCGACTCCAGATCAAACCCGCTCATTACAGCCTCCCGTGACGTTTCGCGTCAACAATCAGCATCTGCATCACCTGGCGAACCTGATCGTCGTTCAGCCACTCAACCGGCTTTTTCTCACCCAGCATGCGCTCAACCACGCCATCCAGATAGCTCCACGGGCGACCGGCCTCGGCCAGCAGCGCCTCAATCTTTGACAGCATACCTTTACGCCCTGACGCCACACGCGGACGGCGGCCATGTGACGCAGACGGCGTAAAGCCCGCGCTGCGCATCCAGGCGACGACCTTTTCAAGTTCAGCCTCTGAGCACGCACTGGCCGAACGGTGCCCGGTCAGTCGCGCCAGCACGTCGCGATAGGTTTCATCGTCCCAGCCGAGCCGCGACTTGCCGGTATGGACGATGCGAATAAGGTTACGCTTCATAGGGAGCACCTCAAACGAAGGAGAAAAACAGGAAGCCCGTAAACGAAAAAAGCCCCTCAATGAGGGGCTTTTAAGGGCTGATTCAAATTGTCACACCAGTACTGCAGTGGGTGACATTGGATCACGGTCGAAATTGATTGTCAACAATATTACGTAACACCTGAAATATTTGGTGTACAACCCTACTTACAAGGATACATTCTCCTTAGAGTATTTGAGTAAACTGCAGCCACATCCAGTTTCATGTCTGGGTTTTCGCCAGCAAGATACAGCTCAATAAATTGGTTAACCAATTTATCGTTCATTAATAATGTGTCGGGTACACAAGCGTAGGGTTTAAAGCTCTTATCCTCCCTGTGGATTACTACATCACTCATCCTCGAATAGCCTTCACCTTCTGCAACACCCTCCAAATAGAAAACTAAAGCCACTTTAGCTGACTGATTATCTTTATTATTAATATCATAGGCCTTGCTCCTTATATCTACATATTTTTCCAATGTCATTGCAGAGACCGCATGGAGACTTAGACTCATTAAAGCCAAACTAATAAAGACACTTCTAAAAACTGTTTTTCTCATAAGCTTCATCTCGAAAATTCACTTTTAATACCTCATACAGGTATCTCTAGGCTGTCATCATGTTTTAATAATCTGCCATCTACTGGCAACCACCGCACAACGTACTGCGAAATATCCCGCCCGGTATTGCGACAAATCATGCCAGCGTAATCAACATCCAGATAAGCCCAGACGAGCTTTGGATAACCCTGTTTCTGCAATTCTTCGCTTACCTCGCACACCGCGCAGATTGCCTTACCTGCGCCGGTTTCATAGGCCGCACTCAGCACGTCAGTGGGGATATCACCATTCCCCTCAACCCATTTATAACTTTTCACTTTCCACCCCCCAATGAATAAGTAATTTTCGCTATACCAATGATGCTTACTGAAAGTGTCATTAACCGGAGCGCATCAATCATGCGCTGCATTTCGGTATCACTGACACGCTCCAAATCTATCCCCAGCAAGGCCGCAACAGCGTCCAACACATAGTCACGCAGGGCATCTTCAGGCGACCAAATCATTGATTTGTGGTCATTTGCAGAATTCATACAAATTTAAACCTCTTTTTAAACCGCTCAGCAGCCCGCCTCATTTCTGATTGTGCAGACCTTTTATAAATACGGTGACCGCGATTATCCCAGCACAGCCAGCGGGACACTTCCGGCAGGCTGCGGCGTTCTTCTACCGTGCCGCCATCATTCAGGTGGTACACACGACGATCACCGCCGTCATAGTGCTCACAGCCCGTCACGCACAGGTACATCGCGCACCTCCGAACCACTGAAAGCCGTGCCACAGAACGGACAGAATCGCATCATTATCGCCGTATCGCTTTTAGTCTGACGGGTTTCAGGCTCTCCATTCTTGCGCCTGCGGTAGTAGCGAAAGCGGTATTTCAGGGAAACCGGCGCATGATCGCCCGCACTCATCACCCATACGGCATTTTCAAAACCCGACTCACCCATTTCAGCCAAGTCAGAACCGATTACGTCGCGAATCTGTTTATCGCAGGCCTCAGCGACCTTATCGAAACAATTACAGGCCATCACACGCCTCCATTTCATTAATGCGCACAAAGTCATTAAACGTGGTTTCGCAAAAGTGGCATTTCACAACGACCATCAATTGCTGCGGGTCATACATTTCAGGCATAACTTTCAGTTCAAGCACTGCCGTACGCTCACAACAGGGGCAGGCAGAATCGAGAAGAACATTTTCAGGATTAATCATCACCTTATGCCCCTTTACCAGCGCCGGTGCGGAGTTGACAAAGTTTGACCGCTGACTCATTTGCGAGGTCATCTTCTGTTTTTAGTGTTGGCTCCGTAATGTCGCCTTCCTCACGCTCAATTACCCACCGACCAAATGCTGTTATGTGCCGTATTGAATGCGGCCCTTTAGACGCTAAACCCAGCTCAACAAGACGGCTCATTGCATCCTTGCCAATGTCATATCCTTCGCCGTCATCGCAGGTCTCATTAAATCTCAGCAAGGCTTTCAGGTCTGGATCCTGGATTTTAGGCCCAGGGCTTAATCGGTTACTCAATTCACTTTCCATTACATTTTCAGGATTAACTCTCATATCTGACCTCTCATTTGCCCTTGCGGCAAAATTCGCAAAATTCATCCAGAATCACACAAGCACCACAAAGAAGGGCACCAACCCAAGCGACAGGCCAGAACACAGTTATAAACAAGGGGTCGGGAAAGCCGCTCCCATCGAAGATATAGCGTGCCGCCACCGCAAGCGTGAGCAACCCCACCGCCAGGTAACCAATTACAAATAAAAGAACTGCCATATTCATTAATAACCTCTTAGCGAATTTTGGCGTGAGCAGTCCCCTGACGGTTCACGCCATATTTAAATGATGATTAATTGCGGTTTAAATCAGACTACTTTTGCATCAACCGGCGTCAGTATTAGAGATGGCGTGGCGTATCGCGTCGCCAACCGCAATCTGACTTTCAGACATTGCCAGACTCCAGCCCATGACTACGCGTGAACGGCCATCAATAATCAGTGTGATTTCAGGTCTGAACGGCTTGCCCGTATCAGGATGCAGCACCTCTAACTTCATGCCGTGACCATCGCCGATCCAGACCCCGTTAACCGGTATCACTGACCAGTCACGACGCACGAACGGCATCAGCGACTGCCAGGCTGAACCTGCCACACGACCCCGCATGCGCTCCGCCTTGGGGATTTTGTTCAGCGCATAGCGTACCGTATCAATTAATGGCAGCTGGGCCAGCATCAGCTCATTACCCGCATACTCATCACGCCAGTCCTCAGCAAAGGCTTCATACGCCATTGTCACGCTGGGCTGATTGGGATTGCGCCAGTACTGCAGAAAGCGGCCCATCCATGGATACTGCTCAACCTTCTTAGGTCTGACCTGGCCGGGTGCCAGTATGGCCAGCTTCTCACCCGGCGTTTTAGCCAGATCGTAATCTGAAAACCAGCGCTGCAGGCTACTGACGCCCACACCCGTGCGCGTAGACCCTTTACGGGCGTTTGCGACATCTGCTGCTTTCTGGACTTGCTGCGGCAACGTTCCGGCTCTGGACTCCAGCGCGACGTGTGTCACGGCCTGCTTGCGATTCATACTGAGACCACCATTTACCGGCTCCTGCATAAGGCGAAGCACCTCACGCACCAGCATCATGCGCGCATCAGCAATTTTTTTCTGGTCATCAGTCAGCTCACGCAGCCTGTTATCCATCAGCGCAGGGCAGTTGCGATAAAGCCCGATCAACTCTTTTGATTTCTGCGACCCCGCATCAGCCTTGACAAAATTGCTACGTACCGCAGTTAAATCAGCCCCTGCAGACTGAGCCAGCAACTGACGAGCCATGCGAGTCTGGACTGCATCGCGTGCCACATCTGGCAGACAATCGATGTGGTATTCAAAAGCTCGTGACCCCTCTCGCTTTCTATATAGCCATTGTTTAGTTTTAGCGAGCTTCCTGATCCCTCTATCTGTAGCCGGAAGTCCCTGAATTCCCAATAATTCAGATGATGTGAACCAGCTCATAGTTATTCCTCATCACAAATAACACCGGATTCTTTGGCAATCAGCTCGCGTAGCTGAGCTCCTTTGGGGCCATTCCATACACCCATTAGCGCTTGGCGGGCATTTGGATACAAAACATTGTTGTTAATACACCACCGATGAAGAGTTGAGCCATGTGATATGAATCCAGCCCTAACTCTGTTAAGCAAGAGAGCGCCTGGGGCGATACTTTTATTCATTTTGTATATACTCGTATCCGGTTTGATTAATGATAATGAACAAGGTATGCCAACATATGTTGGCTGTCAACAGGTGTTGCTATGGAAATACTGCGAGTTGAAATGGCAGGGCGGCTTATCGAGGAGCGCACCCGTTTGGGTTACTCACAAGTAACTTTTGCAAATCAATTAGATATGACTAGGGAGGGATTGCGACTTTATGAGACAGGGCAGCGGGGTATCGGGGGTGAATTTCTGGCGAAAGCAGCCATGCTTGGGCTTGATGTCCAATATGTTCTAACTGGAGTTGAATCACCAAATAGAGCTGAAATACCACAAAAGCTTCAAGACAAAGCACTCAATATACAGACTCCGATAATCACAGTGTCTCCTGAAGGAACTGCCAATGTTGTTCATGTCGCCCAGACTGGAGCTACCGTCAATTTCTATAACAACCAGAAGCACGTGGTTAACACTAAAGCTGAGGTTAAGCCCGGCATAGAGCATATAACGGAAGCTCAGGCAGCCAAGTTGACAGAGCTTGTGGAAAACGTAGTTAACTTGGAAGGCAGGGTAAGGAAGAAGCCCGCTTCAAGACAGAGCGTTTGGGGCAAACTGAATAGGCATTGCGGAGTGACTCGATATAGACTCATTCCACTGGAGTTATATGAGAAGGCTGAAAAATTTCTTCGTCAATGGATTGGTCGGCTCAATTCCCAGCCAATGGCGTCAATTTCTGATAACAATACGTGGCGTAAGAATCGTTACGCTTACATAAAATTAAAAACCAACGGGGAACTTGAGGACTGGCGACAGAAGTACTTATGGAAGAATTTCCAAGTCGATAGTTTAACAGCCTTATCTGATGACGACCTTGATAAAGTTTATCGTGCAGTTACAACCAAGGTTCGCCGCAAATAGGTCCAACCCCAGTTCCTTTTTACAAAACAGGAATATGTGATTTCAATAAGTTAAACCGGAACTGGGGATCCATAGGCTGGAACACTAACTGGAACGCTTTGTATGATGGGTGCGTAGGTTATTCAGGCTAACTTTTTAGCTTCTGGCGCTCTAATACCGGTGGGAGCAACGCTCATTAAAACTCTCTTAAACTAACTCAAACGACAGTCATTTCATCCAGAAAAGTTTGCAAAAAAAATCATTTTTCGGTCATTTTTTTGCGGCAAGTCCAAAATCTCTAAATCCTCGCCAAGCCCCGCCAGTAAAGGATTTTCGGCTATCTTGCATGTTCTCCGATCAGTCCAGAAATGATTACCACCCCACATTCGACGGCTGCACCATGACCAACATGGATGCTCTGACCATTCCTGCAGCCGGCGGCATTGATAGCACGGCGCTGATTACCGGCAGCTATTCGGATGGTAACGACGGCGTAGTCCTGAAAGGGGAAAATAAAAAGCTCAGCGATCTGAAAGGGATGTCGGTCTATCTGCCTGCGCTGTCAGTGTCGCACTATCTGCTGGTACGCGGGCTGGAGAAGGCCGGACTGCAGGAAAAAGACGTTAAAGTCGTGAACACCTCCGATGCCGATATCGTCTCAGCGTTCGGCACCAGCAACGTCAAAGCGGCTGTGGCCTGGAACCCGCAGCTTTCGGTTATCAAAAAGACGCCGCAGACGACAGAAGTATTCAGCTCATCGGCCGTGCCGGGCGAGCTGATTGACATGATGGTGGTCAATACCGACACCCTGAAAGATAACCCCGCACTCGGCAAGGCGCTGACCGGTGCCTGGTTTGAGATGATGGCGAAGATGCAGGCCGGTGACACTCAGGCGCTGAGTGCCATGGCGGCCGATTCCGGTACGGACCTCGCCGGTTATAAGGCGCAGCTGAAAACCACCCACCTGTTCTGGACCCCTGCCGAAACCCAGACTTTTGTCTCTTCCCCCGATCTGGCGAAAACCATGCAGCGCGTCGCGGCGTTCTCCTTTGATAAAGGGTTGCTGGGCGAGGGCGCGCAAAGCGCTGACTTCATCGGCATGCGCTTCCCGGGCAACGTCACTGTCGGCGACACCGCAAACATCAAACTGCGCTTTGACGACAGCTATCTGAAGCTGGCCGCTGTGGGCAAGCTGTAA